CTAGGACGCGTTGATGCCATGAAGAGTGTCTTGCTGGACACAAACCCTGAAAGGTACGCCCGTTTTACTTGTTTCGTGTGTATGGATTCTCTTGTTGACTCTCTCCTTGACCCATGCAATCATGTCATCTGTGAGCGTTGCTGGTATCGTTCAAATTCGCAGGTATGCCCTGGTTGTCGCGCCCCTGTGCGAGAGGTTCGAAAAATGTACACTCTTTCTTGAAAAGATCCCGTAACTCAGTTGGTTAGAGTGCCAGTCTTATGAGCTGGACGTCGCGGGTTCGATCCCCGCCGGGATCACAAGGCTGAGCATCCTGTCTGCTCTGGGGGGAGTTTCTGACTTTGGCGCAGTGGAAGCGCATCGGGCTGGTCGTGTGTTCGAATCACACAAGTCAGACACGACCTGAGAACGTCGTTAAAAGTCTCAACTGCTCCTGTGGCCTAATTGGTTAAGGCGTCAGACTGTTAATCTGTAGATTGTGGGTTCAAGTCCCACCGGGAGCGTAACCATATCATCTTGTCTTGAGTTTTTGTCTGAAAAAACATGAATATGAAAACCATTAGAGGTAAAGAACGAAGCTCGCCGAGCTGCGAATGAATGTAGCCTGCAGTCTTGTCGAGCGGGAATGGTATAATTTTTATCAGCATACGCGAAGAATAAACTATAACTGCTACAATTCCAAACTGAATGACAACTTCTAAGAATGTTATCCACTTTGGTTTTTTCTTGTCTAAATCTGGTGTAATTTTGTTGAGAAGGGTCGATACGAAAAATGCAAAAATGAAGCACGCCATTCCCACCCATGCCACTCCTGCATTGCGTACAAGGTGTATCATTTATTTTAGCCTCAGAATATAATGAAAGACCTGAAAGATTTTATGAAATGGAATTACACTGAAGATCTAGACATTATTCTGGATATATCAGGTAAAAACCTAGTGAAAAACCAGCCAGTAACAGCCGAAGATTTCAAGCTTATAATATCTGAATGGTGGATAAAATGCAGGCACCTCGACTGTGTCATCGACCTTTGTGATGTAAACCTTCTTCATCTCGACATTGTCGGTTTTATAAAACTAATAAAAGAGCTCGAAGACTATAACAAGGGAACCACAATGCTCAGATCTATTAAATTTTTAAACGCTAGCAAGATTCACAAGTGGGTGTACTTTTGTATAAGGTTTGGAATTTCCAGGGAACTGCGTGACATTATTCGGTTTTAATTATGTAACAATACAAGAATGGTCGACTGGCTCAGATTCGACGTAACAGATGAATTCTTGTACGTTCATATACTAGTTGGAAAACTCGTAGAACTTCAGCCTGCAACAACTGAGGGTACAGATGAATTTTGTAATGAACTTTACCCAGTTCTTGACAAAATTCAGGATATTTGTATCGAAAAGAACATAACCCAGATTTGCAAGGCGGACATCAGCAACGTGGACGTTACAAAAATTAGGCCAATTTCACTTTTAAAAATTATATGGAACGTTTACGAGTACACGAAAAATAATATTATGCTCAGCGAATGCAATGTTTCGGGGTCGAGCCCTTTCTTTGTTACGCTGTTTGAAGCGACGAGGGGATTCCTTCCCCCATTCATGCGAAAAATTGTCTCTATAAGTGTGTAGACCTTATATTAATGATCAGGCATGCCTTGATTTTAGGAGCAATCTTTATTATACTTTTTGACATGCTGGCACAGTCCTTGTACATTTCAGAAGATTTTGTAATTCCAGAATATAATGAATTCTTAATACCTAAATTAAATTATTCAAAATCATGGAAGACGGACAAGGTTCCTAAAATCATTCACCAGACCGCACCCTCCGACAAAAGTAAATGGGATCCAATGTGGTTCAAATGCCAGGAGACATGGAGAAAAAAATTCCCTGGTTGGGAATATAAAATGTGGACCGACGAGGACCTGGACAACCTCGTAAAGAAACATTTCAAATGGTTTTATCCTACGTACAGTGGCTACGATAAAACCATAAAAAGAGTAGACTCTGCCCGCTACATTATACTTTACTTGTACGGAGGAATTTATGCGGACATGGATTACGAATGTTTCGAAAACTTTGAGGACGTTATCAAACAAGGAAAGGTTAGTATCGCAGAATCAAAATTTATAAATAATTCAATTTTCAGAGAGAGTCATCAGAATGCATTGATGATCAGTCCCGCCTTGCATCCTTTTTGGATTAATGTTTTTAAAAATCTAGAAATTTATAAAGATTTTGATAACGTAATCTTTTCAACAGGCCCTCACATAATTACAAAAACTATATCAGAAGTAGATGACAATCTTTATAGCTCTATGGATTACAGAAAATTTACAGAGAATGGTTTTGCGAAACACCACGGTACAAGTTCATGGGTAAATTGTTATATACGTCCATTTCAGCGTTTTTTATATTCAAATAATAAAGTGCTTTTTTAATTAGATATGATACCTAAAAAAATTCATCAAATTTGGTTCCAAGGATGGAAAAATTTACCATTAAAATATTTTAAAAATGTGGAATCTGTAATTAATCACAATAGCAAATGGGATCATTACACATGGGACGAAAAAACTCTGAGAATAGAATGCAATAAATTCGGCCCAGAGGCTTTGAAAAAGTTTGACAGTTTCGATAAAATGATGAGGAAAATCTGTTTCGGGAGATATGTTGTACTTTATAACAACGGGGGTATATCTATTGACACTGATGCCGAAAGTATACAATCTCTAGACAATATACCAGGTATAGAAGAAGATGAATTAATAATATCAAAATCTCCTTTTTTTTTCGAAGACTTTTTGAGCCTCAGAGGAATGCAAAAGGGTATCATTATGATGAACTGTGCAACTATTGCATGTAAAAAACATGATATTTTAATGAAGAATTTTATAAATTTTTTAATTGAAAATGAATCATGGGATTCTGATCCACAATTTGAAGAACAGATCCAGACTGGTCCCTTGATTACTTCTATATTTTTCAATCGCCACATCGATGAAATACGTCTCTTGGAGCCGGAGATACTCGAACCTCTCGGAAATATCACAGACCAGACAGTCTTGAATCATAAATACGAACTCTCGTGGGTTCATCCGGTTTTTCAATTTTTAAAAGAGCCGTATTTTTTAATCAGAAATACAATAAGTAAAATTATAAGACATATATGAACGATAGAGCTCTCTATTATGAACCAAACTGGCAGCGTCCTCGAGAATCCAATGTCCCCGTTAATCACAGAGCTGAAAAGCCCCATCAAGGGCGATCCTGACACCTCCTGTGTAACTATGGTGTCTTTTGCATAATACATTTTTAAGGGGGTTTTTGCAATTTGAGTGTCTATAGAGCACCTCAAATCGTCTGGATTCCACTTTGCAAGTTTTTCAGCCCCCTTCCTGGTTATAAGATAGCAATGAGTCAGAAGAGAAAGACCCTCCTGAACAAATTCAGTCTCCCTGCTTCCGTCAATTCTGAAAGGGTACGGACTCGGTCCTAAGTTTACATAGTCCCAATCAGTGTCTTTCAGGTCGTTCATTACAAGCCAAAGTTTTTCCAGAAAATTTTCACTTATATTAATGTCATCTTCGAACACAAGGACTGTTCCATAATTTTGTTCGATAATGTCTCTCCATATACGAATGTGACTGTCTGCACATCCCCACTCGGGTTTTGTCACCTGTATCCCTGGCGGAGATTTCACATTACCATCTGTAGCATTGAAGAATTCTACATTTTCAATTCCATGAATTTTAAATTGATTTTCTGAACTCCTTTTCCTGTCTTTTCTGCGTTCAAGATTAATACAGTAAACGTGTTCTACGTACATAAAAGAATAAGACAAAATAATATTAACGAAATGACAGACCTCTTAGTCTTTTACCCACAAGGTAAACATTTGTACATTGAATTTCTATCTTCAAAATATATAGAATGTCAACCTAAAACCAAGGTGCAGACTGAAATGTTCATGAATACTATAAAACCTGTTATAGAACAGCTGGATGATTATGTAATGAAGCACAACCTAAAAGAAATTATAGAATTAAATTTAAAAAATGTTCCTATATCAAAATTAAATCCTGAAATGGCAATTAATCTTTTGAATTTAATGTGTGAAATAAGACCAGACAAGAATATTTTAGAGAAAATTAAAATTACAAATTCTGGTCCGGTTTTTTCAATGATTTACAGTGGAATCAAAGGAAAACTCCCACAGCGAATAAGAGACATTGTGGAATTTGAAAAGGATTCTAAATTTTTTTAGTGCGTTATAATCAGAATGTCTACTAAATGGGACTCGTCCGAAGAAGATTTTCTCAAAAAACTTGAGCGTCAATGTAATTCGTACAACAGTTATTTTATGAAAGATTATGAATACTATAAAAAATTGTCTAATAAATTTAATGTCCCCATACTTACTATATCTTCCGTGAATGCTCTCTGTGCAATATCTCTCACAAACTTTTTGGAACAAAAGTATGTGAGTATTTTGAATGCAATTCTTTCGGCAGGTACAGGTCTTCTCGGGTCTGTGCAACTCTACCTCAAAATAAATGAAAAAATGACTTCATCTATTCGATCTAGTATAACTATGAAGCGCATAGCCCTCCACATAGCAAAAGAGCTTAGTATAAAACCGGAAAGCAGGGTTACAGATGGTACAATATTTGTACAGGAATGTTTTGCAGACTTTAACGCATGTCTCGAGCAGTCGAATCCTATTCACAGAAAATTTAAAAATTTTATGAAACTTGATCCCGAAATTAACGACCAGACGTCCGTTATTTCGGAAGACCAATCTGTAAGTCGTTCAGACAATATTATTCGATATTTCAGAATGGCCCAGCCCGAATCATAATTTTCGCAGTATAAATATATGAATCCCGTGTTTTCATTCTTTGCCGGCGGCTTTTGCATGTACGTGCTTCTGTTTATACTTTCATACGTGACTTAAAAAATATAATCCATTAATGTATATGGACGAACCAATGCTGACAAAGAGTCTTTCGAGATTTACCACATTCCCAATAATGTACCCCGACTTGTGGAATCTCTACAAAAAGGCTATTTCCAGCTTTTGGACAGTAGAAGAAATTGACTTTTCTGCTGACATGAACAACTGGGAATCCCTAAAAGCCGATGAACAGAACTTTATAAAAATGGTCCTCTCTTTTTTTGCAGCGTCCGATGGAATTATAATGGAAAATATAAATCTGAATTTTGGATCCGAAATTCAGATTTCAGAGGCGAGGTCGTTTTATTCGTATCAAGCTTTTAACGAATCTATACACTCTGAGGCGTATTCTCTTATGATTGACAAGTTTATTCGAGACCCTGTTGAAAAAAATACTCTTCTGAACAGCATAGAAAATGTAAAAGCTGTAAAGCAAAAGGCGTCGTGGGCAATGAAATGGCTGAACTCTGACATTCCTTTTGTAAAACGTCTCGTCGCTTTTGCGTGTGTAGAAGGTGTATTTTTTTCGGGGAGTTTCTGTTCTATATTTTGGCTCAAAAAGCGAGGTCTCATGCCAGGTCTGAGTTTTTCTAACGAACTTATAAGCAGAGACGAAGGCCTCCACCAGGAGTTTGCCGTGACGCTCTACTCTCACATGGTTAATAAATTGTCAGATTCTGAAATCTATGAAATAGTGTCAGAAGCTGTAGAAATAGAGAAAGCTTTTATCACGGAGGCTCTTCCGTGCAAACTCGTAGGCATGGACTGCAAGGAGATGAGCATGTACATTGAGTTTGTGGCAGATCGTCTCATGAACCAGATGGGAGTTCAAAAGCTTTTCAATACTGAAAATCCATTTGACTGGATGGAAAATATTTCTTTAGAGGGAAAGACTAATTTCTTTGAGAAAAGGGTAGGGGATTATTCCAAGCATATAATCTCAGAAGGAGATTCAGTGAGATTCAACGAAGATTTCTAAAGATCAGTAAGAGTAAAAGTAGACCGGTATCCAGACTTTTTAGATTTTAGAACCTTCCATACAAGTTTTGAGAGAAGGACGAATACCAGAGCGTGCAAGACAAGTCCCCCCATCTTGGCAGCACCGTCGCTCGACGCGATCCAGTCTCCTCCCAGAGAACGTGTCAGCTTGTAAGTCTCTGGGCTGGCAACAATTGCAAAAAGTAGCGCACTGACGATGGGGCTCATAGTTAATATATATCAATAAATTAATGCTGGCCGTAGTTTTAATTTTAATCCTAGCCTCTTTATTGATATATGCTAATTACAATACAAGATCTTCGCAGCCTGTATCTGACCGGATCACATTCAACCCTTTCACAATGCCGGCAGAGTGTCCCCCAGACTGTAAGAAATATTCTTTTCCAGACGACTATCTGACGCCATCTTTACTGATGACGAGAGAATGCGGATACAAAAAAGACTCGCTCGTTTTTCCGTGTCCTTCTACTTGTTGTAGACTAGGCGCCAGACTAGGTGAGCGGTAACCGCGTAGACGAGAGCATGCAGAGCGACGCCCAGCTGAGTGGGCCGTCCTGAGGTTTTATCTGCAATCATAGGGCCTAGAACAGGAAGACTTCCGGTGAGTTTGTACATTAAAGGGTTTGCAATTATAAAAAACAGAACGACTGGAACAATCAGCTTGGTTGCTTTCATTGTAATATATGATTATATAATTAATTTTACCTGAACAGATTGCTCTCGCTCAGATTCACTGCTTCCCGGATAGTTGGATTATTTGAAAGTCTATTATTCAAATTATATTTTTTAGAATTGTAATTGTTTTTGAAATTCCAGCGAGCAGAATTGTTAGCGCGCATTAGCATTACATTTCTTCCGTTAGGAGCCTTTATTGTTTTGTAAAGTCTGGTATTTATAGGGTGACTCTCTGGTTCCTGTGCTTGTCTTAGAAGACTTTCACCACGGGTGGGACCTAGTATACTTTTAGCTCTTGCCTTGAGATTATTTGAAGAAAACGGATCCGACAATATGCGTCTAACAGTTGAAAGTTGTTTATTTGTTGGATTATTTCCTATAGAATTTAAAAAATTCATGTTTATCCTGTTGGGACTTTTTCCCGTTGCATTAGATACCAAATTGGAAGCCTTTTTAATGTTAGGAACAATATTTAGAGCTACTTCGGAAGCAACCTTGTTCGCCTCTTGGGCTGCAACTGGGGGAGGGTGGCCAATGGAAACTGCATGCTGGAAAGCAGCGTTGTAAGCAGCCACAACGTTTTGCCTCGAGTTTCCCCCTTTTTGATTTGTCAGCCTCGCTGCCATTTTTCCAACATTTTCAACCGAAGAACTAGGGGTGGAAGAAAGAACTGCTTGCCCTGCTCCAAGTGCCACTATTTTATTCGCCCCCGCGTTTTGAACCGCCGCGACCGCTGCGCCCGCCGCACCCGCCCTTTTATTATTAATAAACCTTTTAAGATTTCTAATCATGTTTGAATTTAAAGGGGCGATCGTGTTCTGGTTCCCTGAATTTTTCGCAGATATGTAACCGTTTACATATCTTTTTACATTTGAATTAAGAGTGTTGTTACTCGACATGCTTTTAATTATCAATGAAAAAAAAACAAGTCATGATATTGCCAGGTAAAGAGTACATACGTCTTATACGTATAAGAAAAATGGCAGTCCGTATGTTCAACACCTTTGATGCGTCCGATGTCACCTTCAGCGAGGTTCGTAAGAATGCAAAGGGTGGCAAGGCTGTGTACCTTAATTCGTCTCTAGGGGGGAAGTTGATTTTCCAGTTGCCTCAACTTCGCGCACCTTTTGGCCTGAGTGAGTACAAGGACGAATCGACGGGTCGGATGAGTTACACTCTTCCCCTGAGCATGGACAAGCCAGATGTTCTCGAGAGTTTTTCGAGACTAGATTCACGTGTTCTAGACTTTATTTCTTCAAAGTCTGAAGAGGTTATCGGAAAGAAAATGTCCAGAGAGGTGATTGCAGAAGGCGTGTACAAATCGTGTATCAAGCCGAGTCAGAAGGATGGATACGCTCCAATCCTGAGCCTTAAGATTATCACGAACCCAAAAGATGGGTCTATTGCTACAGAGGCTTACAATGCCAAGCGGCAACCTGTCCAGCTCACAGAGCTTGAGAAAGGCCAAGCACTGAGCGCAATCATCGATATTAACCAGATTTGGCGCACTCCGGCCGGAGTAGGAATTTCTATACGTGTTCACCAGGTTATGTTTGCACCCACGACAAAACTAAAGCCATGCGCTTTTCTGGCACCAGCCGATGACCCCACAGACGACGCTGAATCAGTCGAGTACGAGACTGACCCCGACGAATGAAATAAAATAATGTATTGTAATATAAATGAGTTGGATCAAATCCGGAATGTTTCGTCTAGTCTTAAATCGCCCAGGTAGAAGATACATATTTCGTCGTAATAACAAAGGGAACTCAGAATACAACGTTCCAAATTCTGTAAAAACAAAAAGAGATGCTATACAATGGCTTTCGTCAAAACGCGCATTGAAACCTAACAGATTCAAACCTGTCCTAAAGCCTATGATTATCAATCACAAACCCATAAATTTTTCAAGGAAAGTGTCACCCTATATACACGGAATTCAAAACTGGTTCACTAAGGAACGTAAAGAATTCATAAGGTACATGGCTAAAAAACCGTATTCTAGATCCACGGGGCCAGAGACCCCTACTATGAGATTTATGAGACGTGCCGCGTACAAGTCAGAGGGTCAAAAAGTTTCTCCTAGCCCCCCTAAAGTTGTAGCCAAGTTTAGTTGCACAAACAAAAAAAATCTCAAGCTCCTTGGAAAAGGTAGGCAAGGTATAGTATTTAAAGGAAAGGGATTTGCGGTTAAAGTTTGCCCCCGTGATCTTCAAGCTTCTCGCCGCGGTGAAAAACAGCCAGCATTGGTCGAATATGACATACACACTGCGGCATTCGGAGCATGCCCCGAAGGAGTCGTTCAACCATTCGGGTTTGACAAATGCATAAACTTTATAAATCCTTCTACGATGAACATGTCAAACGTGCAAAATTCTAGTAAATATGACAAGTCCAAGCAGAGTATAATATTTATGGAATATTGCGAAGGAGGATCTCTCGAGGATTGGCTACAAGTCAAGGGTAAAAGTGATGCCGTAATGAGAGACGTGATATCTCGCGTGTTGAAAAGCCTGAATAAAATCTACAGCAAGTATCCAGAATTTAGGCACAACGACCTGTGGCCCGCAAACATAATGGTTTCGAGTCGCGGATTCCTGATAGGAGACTTTGGATGGGCCCGCCTTGAAAAGAATGGTACAAATCCTGCCGTAAACACCGCAAACGGAACTCAAACCGCGGGAATATGGGGAGTCGGTCCTTCCACTGATCCAAGGTACGACTATCATTTTTTTCTCAATAATATTAGAGATTTTGTTAAAAGAAAGGGGGGTATGCCAATTACATTAAAGTTTCTAGATTCTGTAATACCCCCTGGATACAGGGGTCACTCGGACGTTCATGTGAACGAATGGAGACTCAAATACAACGATCCGTGCATCGGCCTTCCAGCTTTTAAAGAAGTTCTTAAAACAAAGTATGTATCCGGTCGATTATTCACGTCACCTGATCTCTTGAACGCTCGTGCAAAACTTCGAAAAGTCTCTCGCCGTTTCCAGGTTACGTCTAACCAATTAAAGGCCGGTAAACGTCGTCTCAAACCAGTTAGGCCCAGACAGGTAATTTCTCCTTCTCAGCTGATTGCCAAGAAGGCAAGGCTCAGGCCAGGTAGAAAAACTGCGAAAATTACAAAAGACATTTTAAAGAGTTCTAAATTCGATAAACTTGTTGAGAAGATTTGGGTACAAAACGGTGCAAAATCCGGTGATGACTACCTGGAAGCATGGGGCAAGGCGAGAAACAAGGCTATTCGTATGATTGAAGTTAAATTGAGTTACGGAAACAGGCCGTTCACACCCAGTCCTCCAAAACGTGTCAGCCCTCCAAAACGTGTCAGCCCTCCCAAACGTGTCAGCCCTCCCAAACGTGTCGTCATAAGTCCAGGGTCGAAGAGGGCAAAAATGATGGGAACAAAGGGTCGCATGGTCTACGTAAATTTGCACATGAGTGTCAAAGAATTGAAAGATTTAGCTGCTTCAAAAGGTAAGAATATAAAAGGGCTACGATCTAAAATAGAAATTGCTCGTAAAATTTTTAGTTGATAATATAAATGAAAAACAATAAGAATTATCTGATTATGATAGTTATTATTGTTATAGTTATAGCTCTATTATTTGTTAAGAAATCTACGTTTGACGGGTCTGGTGATTCAGGGACCGTGACAAACAAGGGGAACCTCATAGTCTACGGATCCAAGACCTGTCCTTGGTGCCAAAAACAAGAAAAATACCTAGAAGATAAACATATTTCTTATACGTTTGTAGATTGTAAAAGCGAAAAGTGCCCGGATTTTGTAAACGGATACCCAACTCTTTTACTGAATAACAAGGTGATTAACGGCTATAGCGAAATTTAAGCTTTTAGAACTGTTAGAGCCAGAGAGAGCATGAAGGTGTGCCACAGTGAATCAACTGGTTTAAATATGGTAATGTACTTTACAAGTGTCCCGTTCCACAAGTATCTGAGTATAATTGTCACAATTAGGAGATAAATCATGAATACAAGGATGTTGTAGATTGCATCCTGACGATTACGTGATCGAAGAACTGAGTACATCTTTTTATTAGACTGAGAAAAAATTACAGGCTAATAATAAGATGAGTAAACCCAATCCGCATGCGCCAAAATACACATGGAAGCCTTGGGGGACTACCGGAGTGGTCCACGACAACTGTTACGATTATGCATTCGGTTCATTTTCTTCGAATAGAAAGGCAAAGAGTGTCCCTGGGAACAGGAGCGGTATAAGCTCAAATTCCATGACCTTTAGAAATTGCAAGGGGATTGCAAGAAGAGTCCTTGCTGATAACCCTGGTAACGTTTACAAGATGAAGTCCGCTTCTCAGAAACCTAAATCTGGATTCTACAAAGTAATGTGCTTTGTAGCTCCTTCGAACGACTTTGGAGACTCTACTGGAGATTTCCACTGGTACAAAGAGATTAGCTCCATCAGGTACAGGACTAGACCCGGAGATTCCGTATCTGCAATTGCAAAATTTTTTCACGTCTCTCCGTCTATAATAAAGACGGCTCTCATGAAATCAAGAATTACTGCAGACAGAAACGACGGAAGAGTCGCCAACAACAACTCTGAACTCAGAGTCCTTAACAGATTGACTGCTAGATCTCCGGATAAAGTCCCTGTCGGGAGAGTACTTGACTTTCCGGTGAAGCTCTGGAGTCACAAGACCGGATGGGCTGGAGGTCCCTTGATAGTTGATGCATCTGGAAAAACTATAAAAGATCCTAGAAAAGCAGACAGAAACTATAAACCAGGTTTCCATTACACGAAATTTTGTTCAGCGTACGGGGTCAGGCGAGGATTTGCCAAGACAGGTTTAAATTCTAATAGGAACGGTGTCAATTCTCGGGCAAAGGTAAACCGAGTTGCAATAGTTCGTCGTTGAGGTCGTCTTCTTCTCCCACGTCCCAGTGAATTTCCGTTCTCAGCATTTCCTGTCCCCTTTCTATAGTCACACCGAAACTTTCAATCATAGAGAGCATGTTGCTAGTTTCAAAATCTCTCACATTAAGGTTTCCGTCCGATACACGCTCTATTATCAGTCGGCACCGATATACTGGAACATCGAATGGAGTTCGACACATTGGACATGTGGGAGTTTCTCTGCAAGAACTTTTCCACCTTTCTACACATCTAGCGTGAAAAACGTGATTGCATGGAAGCTGGCGCGTGTCCCTGTTCATGTGACCGAGACAGACTGAACACTGTGGTCCCTGGTGATGCCAGCAGTGTTCCTGGTTTTCCTTTAAAAATTGCTTACAGGGATTTCCGGAAATTGTCTGAGCTCCACATCGTCGCTCCATTGGGGTATACGTCTAAAAGATATTAGACTCGGTGGCGCATGGCTCGTTCAAGGTCATTCTCGAGCGACCTGATTGCGTCAGCGTATTTTAATCTCATATTCTCCTCTACATTATTGCGAAAAATAACAATTGGGTCATCGTCTTGCTCCATGCGGCAAGTAGGGCATTCGATAGATTCCTCGAACCATTTAATTATACATTCGCCGTGGAAAACATGCTTGCATCTCAGCTTCTTGTCATTTCTTTTAGTAGGTTCTAGACATATAGTGCACGTATTTTGAATATGAACGTGACAAAGTCCATCCTGGGCTGCAGTGTGTCTACATTTCTTTCCCGTACGAGTCACTGACGAACAATTCATTCTCTAAAAGTATCTTACAAATTTCTTCGTGGATTTCATTCTCGCTCAAATTTGCGTCTACTTTGTATATATTCTTGAAAGGAACTTTTTCTAAAAGTTCGTTATACTTTTTATCAAGTTCTCGAAGGTACTCGACTGAAATTGATTCATCACCGTCCTGACATCTGGTCTGTATATGCTTGTGCGCAATTTCAGGATTCTTGCAAAGATAAATGTAAACATCCGGGGACCATTGTGAATTTTTGAAAAAGTATTCGTAGCAATCAGCCTCAATGGGATGGACTAAATTCTTAATCATATCCCAGAATACATATCTTGAGCTCCATATACATCTTTCATATATTACATGACGTTCTGTAGGAATTTTACAAAGAGTCTGGAGAATTCTCATGTGAAGAAGAAACCCCCATCTTCCCTGGTTCTCGTAAAATTCTTTTAATGGCCATTTGTGAATCGGCTCCCTGTGAACATGCCAACCTTTCGACTCAAGCAAACCGAGTTGTGTCGTTTTGCCTGCACCGATATTTCCATCGATGACAATCTTCATTACTATTCTGCAGCCATAAACTTTAACAAGATCCATCCGACTGTGAAACCAGAACGCTAGCCTGACTGGTCATGCATGCTCCGTTCCTGAGGGGCAGATTAAGGCTATCAGGTCCGTTCTGTTGAAACGTTGTTCTGAATTTATAATTATCGTAAATATTAATACTGTTATTCTTCATCAGTTCTTCGTGGAGAATTTTTGATGCTGTAAAGTCAGTTATGCATCGTCCGTCTGCCATACCGATACGAGTCGACATTAGTAATGTCCTAGATTTTATTCTTAAGAACTCGCTTCCATTCTTCAAACTTGGCCCCCATTATAGTATCAAACGTTCTGGATTTGGGAGATTTTGAAATGTACATGCTAGGATCCATGCATGTGAGAATAATGTCATAAGCTGTAGAAAGTTCCTCGAGCTTGTTAGCTCCCCCAATGAGTATTGATCCAGATTTAAATACACTAACAGTAACCTTTTTCATATTTTCAGCTGGTTTGAATTTGATTTTAACAGCGCTGTATCTGTCCGGTTCATAAGACACTTTAAATCCGGTCATTTTTGCAAACCTGTCTCTGACCTTGTGACTGTTTACAACAATGTTAAAATCAAAGTTGGAATTTATCATTGATACTTCGAAAGGATTGAGAACAGGCAATTCTTCCAGTTCTAGAGTCTCTTTCATTATAAACGAAACCTGTTTAAGAATTCTCTCACCGTCGCTGGGAGAATTTCCACCGGACAAGTGAACAGTCCCGTTGGGAAATATTTTTACACTCTTCTGAGAATAAAAGTCTTGAGTTCGTATGGAAATCTGATTGTAAAACGCAGTGTCGTCCATCTTCCACGCAAAACCGTCTCCGTTCGACCCTTCTGGTCGAATTGTAATTGGGGTGAATCGTTCTCTGAACTTTTTTATGTCAATTTTCATGTCGTTTCGCGAATGCATGGTCATTGTTGTAATCTTGAGCCACGACGGCTCTGGCCATTCCGGTCGAGATCGTATCACCCGTTCTCTAATTCCTGTCAAAGTCTCAATGTACTGGTATATATCCATTTCATTTAATTTAAAATTGTAAATTACATTCTTGAGCCGTGCATCACTCTTTTTTTTGCTGCATTTTTTGCAATTTTTGCAAGTGGAGTTCTGAGAATGTTAGCCTTGATGACTTTCTTGTAGTACTTTTTGAGACGCCTGTTATTTTCGTGGATTTTTCCAGTTTTCGTGACGTCGTGGGCAACGAGTGAAATCAGTTTCTTTTTTCTGACCGCGTTGATAACCCTGTTGAGCTCGGCTATTCTTGGGGTCTTCATTTTACTTCTACGAAGTTTTTTAACGGATGATAACGTGTTCAGGCCTTCGAGAACCAGAGGAGTTTGTTTTGCGGCGACAAGAAGGGGAGAACCTCCGCCAAGTTTTCTTACCGAATTAATCGCAGCCGGTGTCACACCGTGAGCCTCTATGGCTTCGGTCGCGTTTCCGTTTGTAAGACGTAGAGCCTCTGCTGTGCGGGCAACCTCGGATGCTCCACCGGGTAAAGTCTGTATTTCATTTATAGCCCTGGGTATGCCTCCCGCGTAATTTATGGCTCGTTTCTGATTTTGCGGTATAGGTGCTCCTTTCAGGGCACTTCTCCAGTTTCCAGTATTTGGAGCAGGTCTTCCAGTTTGCGTAGTCGTCTTTCCGATGAGTGCATTTCTCCAGTTCTCTTTTGGTGGACTTGTCTTGCTTATAAGTGCCCGGGTCCAGTTTCCGGGACCGATCATATTAGAACCAGTCTTCCCGTTCCTGGTTGTGAACACGTAACCTGGTTTAACATTTGTATTGGGACCTATCATATTAGAACCAGTCTTCCCGTTCCTGGTTGTGAACACGTAACCTGGTTTATCATTTGGTTTGGGACCGATCATCTTAGAATTGTTACGAGGAGGGGGTAGAAGAGGTTTAGGAGGTAGAATAGGTTTAGGGGGTAGAAGAGGTTTAGGAGGTAGAATAGGTTTAGGGGGTAGAAGAGGTTTAGGAGGTAGAATAGGTTTAGGGGGTAGAAGAGGGTTAGGGGGTAGAGGTTTAGGGGGTAGAAGAGGACTAGAAATTCTAGAAACTATTTCATTCTTGATAGGGGCGGAAATTGGTATATTTTTTCTGACAATTTGAGAGACCGATTCATTAAATTCTTGACGAGGAATTTTGTTTATAACTTCAATTGCTGTTTTTTGGTTAACAGCTCCCCTCAAAATTTTAACAATTGCAGGGACTATATTAGAATTTTGACGCAACCTTTCGATATCTTTTTTTGTCGTTGACGACTTTACAGCCCTTGTAATTCTCTTGACAATCTCGTCATCCATGTAATAATGAGAGACAAAAAAATGAGTGATTATTTTGTCAAATTTTAAAATTTAATTTCATTAAACAAAAATGGCAAGTCTCCTGAAGACACGACTTATATCGCCTTATCAGCACATTGGCGTGAGATGGTTAGTCTCTAGAGAGGCTGACCCTGTTTTCCCGGGTGGTTTTCTTTGTGACGAAATGGGACTCGGAAAAACAGTGCAAATTCTTGCAGCCATGTGTGTGAATCCGCTCAAAACTCTCATCATAGTTCCAAAGTCTATAGTAACGCAGTGGGGAAATGAAATTTCACGTTTTACACCCCACATGTCTGTAAATATCTTTGACGGATCGAAGAGGGCATTGACGGACGCGGACGTCACAATAGCTCCTTACTCTGTGCTCATTAACAGGGTCAATCAGCCTATGTCACCCCTTCTTAGGGTAAATTGGGGGAGGGTAGTGCTAGACGAGGGTCACGAAATTCGAAACAGGCGCAGTAAGACGCACATTGCTGCATGTGCCCTCAATGCAAAGGTGCGTTGGATACTCACCGGGACTCCGATTTTCAATTCTATTGCAGACTTTGCAAACTTGTGCGGTTTCATAGGGTTAAATCGCAGAGATGTCCAGGCTATGCCACTGGCTTACAGAGACAGGTATGTTTTGAGGAGGACAAAAGCTGATGTTTCTGAACATAACAAGAGATTGGAACTCCCTCCTTGTGATTTTCAGAATATTGAAATTGAAATGTATTCAGAGGAGTTTGAATTGTACCAAGATGTGTACGATCGGGCTCAAAATTTCATTAGAAATATAAAAAATTCTGGAAATCATGCAATGCACCAAATGGAAATGCTCGAGGCCCTGATGAGGACCAGGCAGGTTATGACGTGGCCTCAGACGTATCTCAGTGGAATCGCCGCAAGACTAAATATAAAACCTGAAAAGTGGACAGGCAGGTCGAAAAAGATTGAAACTCTCATCGAACTTATTGAAAGTCACCCGAAAGAAAAAACGCTCGTGTTTTACAATTTCACCGGAGAAATGATTGAAATAAAAAAGAGGCTGGAGGGAAGGGAAATTTTCAGAATAGATGGATCTATTGACAAGTTTCAGAGAGACACGGGTATACAAGCGTTCAAAAAGTCTACAAAGATTCCTGCACCTGTATTTCTTATTCAAATAAAAGCTGGCGGGGTTGGTATAAACCTGCAGGAGGCTACAAGGGTGTACTTGACCGCTCCGAGCTGGAATCCTGCTACAGAGTTACAGGCTATTGCAAGATCTCATAGAACGGGTCAGACTCAGAAGGTGACTGTTCGAAGATTAGTTTATATAGGCAAGGAAACCACCCCCAGCGTAGAGCAAAGTATAATGGCTCTTCAGGCAGGAAAAGCGACACTTGCTGCGGGTATTCTGAGGGACGAGAGCTTGGAAAAACAGGTTCCAAATTCGACAAGGACAAAATTAGATATTAGAGCACTTTCAAAGATATTCTCATTGTAATATAAATGACAGTTGGTTCACGTGCCCAAGTCTTTCACGGAAACGCAGATGTTACACCAGGTGGATTAAAGAAAAAAGACTTGAAGATTGTCAAGGGTGAAATTGTCAGCAAGGCAAAGTCCAAAGATGAAAAGAAGAACCCATGGATAAAGGCGGTTGCAAAGGCAAAAAAAGAATTGAAAATTACAGGGTTTGCGCTTCTTCAGGGCAAGCTTCTCGAACGTGCAAGAGAAATTTATAAAAAATAAAATAAGATGGTAAGTTATATGGAACTCCAGCTTTTGATGGCAGCATGTCTTCTCATGTGCATCGCGGCAATGTCTCTCGCGTCTACAGGTATAGCCCAGCAGTGTTACGACGAGAATCCCGGTACAGCCAATAATCACAAGTCAAATAAAAATTACTTAATATACATGTTTGTAGCAGGAGGGCTGGGTGTTCTCCTTTCATTTCTACTGATTTATCTGAGCGTCAAGGGTGGAAAGTCAGCATCACCTGCCGCGGCGGCTAGTTAAAAGCACATACACCTTTTAAAACAGGCGTATAATATCTCACCTGACTGGCCCTTACGGTTAATCCGTAAACTCCGTTATAAAAATAGTTTGATCTGATTTCAACCATGCACGTGAGTTCATGTCCACTAAAAAGACCCTCCTTTATTTCAGGAGAAACCTGCATTTTTTCATTATCAAAAATATACGTACTTTCATCTATTTTGATTCTCAGAGAATCGTTGTTCATATTCGAAGTAAAATTATCATTATTACAAAGAATATTTTCTAATTTTTTCCACCAATTTATAAATTCCTGATTTGATAATTCTAAATTAAAAGACTTGTATGCAGAAACTCCCCACGTGCACATGCCCCTCGGAATTTGAAAACGAAGTGGATCAGAATTTAAATTATATTTTAATTTATCTTTTGTCATTTGTGAAATTTCAATTTCATTAATGTCAAATTCATTCCACATTACCATTTAAAAGTATACAATATTCTTTTTTATCTTATCGTTTTTGCTATACCAGAACCTTTTAATAAAACTCTTGAATACGTAATCCAAGAATCTGTCTGACCAGGTAACGATATATATTCTCCATTAGATCCGTAATGTTCTACATTATACATGTCTTCGTCCAAGTTAAAATACCATATACCCTCAGAGTAAAAATTCAATTCAATTGGTCTATAAATTATATGATACCTGTTAATGTTAAAAAAATGTAATGACGATGATTCTAAATTATATATTATTCCATCATGAGAATTTAAAAGATAATCTAATTTCCATATACGAGAATCTGAAATTCTTTTAGGAGGAATTTTAAATGAAATTTTTACATCAATGTCATCAACGTACTTTAGAATTTCTCGTACCATATCATATGGTAAATTCATCCATAAAGACTCCATAAAATTAAAATGTATATATCTTTTAAATGCCCAGAAAGATTAAAAAGAAATTTGTACCTGTTCTTTCTACGATATTCGAAAACAACAAAAACCTTATTCAAAATATAAAACGTGTCATCAACGTAAATAATTATAATTTTGTAAATAAAAAAGGAAGATTTGAAATTCTGTCACCGGCTCGATATGATGCCCCGTACAAGAAGGGCAGGTTTGAAGTTAAGGAACGTCTGAGCCCCGAACCCAAATTCGTTGGCAAGAAGGGAAGGTTTGAAATATTCGAACGTTAACCCGAGCACATTTCACAATTACCAGGGTTTGCGAGAGAGCAAGCCGTAACGGGCACGGTCACCTGTATAGGTTTTGCCTTTGGCCTGGTTCTCAGGTAGTACATCCCTGTCTTCAAACCTTTTTTCCACCCGTACATGTGCATGGAACTCAGCTTTGCTATACTAGGATCTTCCATGAAGATGTTTAGAGACTGCGACTGGTCTACGAACGCGCCTCTGTCCGCGCTCATGTCGATGAGAGACTTTTGGGGAATTTCCCAGGCCGTTCTGTATATGTTTTTCAGATTGTCAGGAATATCTAAACTTTGAACACTCCCACCTGATCGAATCATTTCATTCTTGACGTTTACGTTCCACTTTCCAAGTCTCTGAAGATCTTTGACCAGGTGCTTGTTGACCATGACAAACTCTCCGGCAAGAGTCCTTCGCAGGTAAATGTTCGTAGTGTACGGTTCGAACGCCTCGTTGTTTCCCAGAATCTGAGCGGTGGATGCGGTCGGCATCGGACCCACGAGCAATGAATTTCTTAGACCATAATTTTTAATTTCAGATTTTAATAATTTCCAATCGTACATTTCACTCGGTTCAATTCCCCACAAGTCAAACTGAAGTTTCTGAGAATCTGCAGGCGACCCCTTGAACGTTTGATACGGCCCATCCTCTTTTGCCAAGAGGCACGACGCCGTAAGAGACGAATGGTAAATAGTTTCAAACACTTGTTTATTAATATCCCGTGCCTCTTTACAATCGAAAGAAATGCCGAGCATCATGTACACGTCTGCAAGTCCCTGGACCCCTATAGCTATAGGCCGATGTCTCACGTTCGATTTGCGAGCCGGTTCAGTCGGATAATAATTTTTGTCGATAACCATATTCAAATTGCGAGTAACAACCTGTGTAACATCGTGGAGGCGCGAGAAATCGAACGAACCGTTTTTTACAAATGCAGGGAGACTCAGAGATGCCAGGTTGCAGACGGCTGTTTCTTCAGGGGTAGAAACCTGGTACACCTCACCACATAAATTACTGGACTTGATTGTCCCCAAATTTTGTTGATTCGTTTTTGAGTTTGCGGCATCCTTATAGCACATGTAGGGAGTTCCTGTCTCGATCTGGCTCTTGAGAATTGCGTCCCAGATCTCACGAGCCCTAACCTTTTTCCTGAACATTCCTTTCTGTACATACGAGTCGTAAAGTTTGACAAACGACTCGCCCCATGCATCTTGCAGGCCCGGACATTCGTTGGGGCACATGAGATGCCAGACCCCGTCTTCTTCGACCCTCTCCATGAACAGGTCAGGAATCCAAAGGGCGGTGAACAAATCTCGGCATCGAGCCTCCTCGTCACCCTGGTTGAGGCGCAGCTCCAGAAATTCGAAAATATCTGAATGCCACGGTTCCAAGTAAATTGCAAAAGATCCCTTTCGCTTACCACCCCCCTGGTTCACGTACCTCGCAGTATTGTTGAAAACCCTGAGCATAGGAATTATGCCATCTGCCACGCCGTTCGTGCCCTTGATTACAGAACCGTTTGATCTAATATTTGAACAGTGGATTCCGATGCCACCCGACAACTTTGAAATGTGAGCACATTCCTTGAGAGTTTCGAATATTCCGTCGATAGAATCGTCCTTCATAGCCACTAGAAAACAGCTAGACATCTGGGGTCTCTTTGTTCCGGCGTTGAAAAGGGTGGGGGTGGCATGAGTGAAATATTTTTGAGACATTAAATCATAGGTTTCTCGAACGCGGACAAGGTCCCGTCCGTGGATTCCCAGTGCGACCCGCATGAAGAGATACTGTGGGGTCTCTCCCTCATTAAGGTATCCCTTCTGAAGAGTCTTGATACCGAAATACCCAAACAAATAATCACGAGAGTGGTCAATCCACGTGTCAATATCGAGTACGATGTCCTTCATGAAAGAATACGAGACTATACCGTTTGAATACAATTTTAACATTGAGTCACTGAAAGTTTTTGGACACGTTTTTTGAAGATTTGAAACTGTAATTCTCATTGCTAAAATTTCATAATTTGGATTTTCTGTAATCATTCCGATTGCAACCTCTGCACTCAGTATATCAATATCTGACGTGGATATTCCGTCGTACATTGAAGAAAACACCTTTTGAGCAACCTTTGCGGGTGAAACACCTGGGAGGGGCTCGAATTCTGGTGCATCATTCAACTTTTGAATCCTCCGTGTAACCTTGTCGAACAACATTTCTCCCGATAGACCATTTCTCTTAATGACTTTCATTTGAGATATAGAGCGATTATTTTTTTATCAGACTATTACAATGTCTACGCGCCTTGTTTCAACTCCGTTATCAAATGCATTTTTCTCAGATTTCAACAGGGAAACAATTCACAATAATTTAATTTCAGTAATTAAAAATAAAACAGGGTATACGATTGACAAACAGAACGATGCAGACATTCAGGGTCTCATGCGTAAGGTTTACATAAACATGGCCAGCAACGAGTACACTGGAGTTCGAGAGAACGTGGATCAAATGAACAGCAAGGTGGTCGATGAGGCAAGTCAGTTTGTTCTTACCGGTGTTCTTCAGCAGATTTCATACCTCCAGGACATCTCTACGAACCCTGTCCCGCTAAAATCTCCTATAAATACCAGTACGTACGGAAATAAACTTCCTATAAACGACAGGTACGGAATTAATCCCAGATAACTATAGATGCGATCTCTTGACGATATTTTAATTGGATTTTTAATTTTTTTTATTCTAGAAAGGATAATTAAATTACTCGGAAGTGCAATAATCGAGCCATGGGTTGCAACAAAAGTGAGAGACGAAAAAAACGTGAAGAATTGGGTACAGGGTATAGACATTCTAATGTTGTTCGCTTCACTTTTACTAGTTATTAAATATCAAAAACCTCTTGCAAGTATAGCTAAAGTAGCTTAAGGGTTTACATCATTAATATTCCAAGATGAACCGGTACCGCGATGAAACTGCGGAAATCTGCAAAAAGAAAGGATGGGACAAGGCTTCTATAAGCAACGTATGGATGCTGTACACCGAGGAGAACGGTGAGCTAGCAAGCGCTATTCGTCAGAATCAACATTTATACAAAAAGACAAACATAAAAAAGGATAGGGGAATTGATGTGGTTATGGAAATGGGGGATGTTTTCAGTTACCTTTTTCAACTCGCGTACATGTTAAATGTAGATCTCGATGAAATGTGGGAACTTCACAAAACTAAAGTTCATAACAAAAAATATTCAGCGGAAAAAAATATACGAGTTTATTAATGGCAACAGCCGCGATGATAGATGACAACCTTCACATCGATCGCATTAATCCATTCACATCTACGGGGACATTTGGGACGACTTCTAACGGCGGATTTTACGGCGGCCCGGATAACACGTTCATAGTCGAGCGCGACGAATGCCCAACATGCCTGGAATCAGATCTCGACCTTTCTCATTTTACCCCAGACCACGTTAATAGGTCAGGTCCCATGATTGTTAACGAAGTAGCCCCGAGCACCGCCCCGTTCATGGGATTTCCCGCGAGAATGTTCGAGTACCCAGACACGGTGACAACGACGTGGTATCGCCCGGGTCTGAATATGGTTAAAGAAGACGCACCGTCCGGGTGTGTTGCAACGACAATATGGGACTGGAACGGTCACGCGAATAAAGACCAAGATTTTATGATTATAATTATAATCGCAATCTTGGTTCTGTATTTCATCAGATGGGTTGAATTTTAAGAGCAACAACCTTTACTAAATTTTTTTCGAGAATTTCTCGTTCTGTTTTTATTTTATTATCCAAAAAAGAACATTTGTGAATCTCAAGTTGAATACAAGATGGACAAAACATTCCATTACATTCATTACACTTGAGAATTTTCATTTTGTGACGACACATCGTCATCTTTTAAATTATACACGACACTTTTCTTAATGTAAGGTTCATCGTCTTCCAATTCGCAGAGACCAGTTTCCCTAGCTTTGAGAATTCTTTTCCATACTTTTTGCAAGAGTGGAAGTTTTTCTTTAAACCATTCCCTATCTCTTTTTACCCTAACTACTACAAATTGTTCAGAATTATCAGGAGTTAAATTTGCAGGCTTGTATTGTACGAAATCGCAATCCTCAAAGTCTAGAATTTCTAAAAGGAGTTGTATCTGGGGCATGTAATATTTTGGAACCTTTGATTCTATTTTTCTTGTGAGGGGACATTTAATCTCGACGAGAATACCGTCATCCGTAATTCCGTCGGCGGATCCTCCCAGAAAAGAGTGCTCCCTGTGTATCACTAGTCCAATTTCCGTCGTATTTTTTTCAAATTTCTGGTCATACATTTTACGAACAATTGGTTCCAAGAGCGTCCCGTGTTCTGTGGCAGCGTTTCCCCCCCACTTTGTTTTTAAAACCTTTTTTTTTATAAACATTTCTATGCTTTCGTAATGATTATCACCTGTCGCGGACGCCACATCGCTTGCAGTTATCATTTCTTCTCGAAGTTTCAACCACTCGTCGGACCTTTGTTCGTCATATTTCGCATCCTTGAGATCCCTTACTCGTTCCAGAAGTAGGGACATTCTTTCCCTTGAAACGACTGTCAGTCTTAAGTATAATTTCTGCTGCATTCTGTTCAGCCTGTTTTTTTGTTGTCGCGTAGCCAAAAGATTCTATAGAATTGTTCACCGAGACTGACATGCAAAAAGTTCCGTTTATTGTTTCTGTGAGGGTATAATCTGGGAGGGGGTACTTTAGAGCCTGGCACCAGCGCATGAGCTGATCTTTGTAGTTGTCGTCTATGAGAGACATTTTAACTTTTTTAAAACTTTCGAGAATGAAATTTTTAGCATGAACCATTCCAAGGTCAATGTATATTGCACCTATAATAGCTTCGAACACGTCTTCCATTATGTGTTCGTTCGTGTTCCATCCGTTCCTCTCGCCCTTTTCATCCATGAGAATCATTTTATCGAGCCCAAGAACCTTGGAAATCTCGCAAAGCGTCTTTCCCCTTACCATCTTTGTTCGTGCCTTTGTCAGAAACCCCTCCTGCTCTTTTTCGTAAAGGTCAAAAAGATGCTTGGTCACAATAAATCCGAGAACCGAATCCCCCATAAACTCGAGCGTTTCATATGATCCGTCGAGGTCCTTGTAACGTTTCAGGGCACTCTTGTGAGTGAAAGCGCGCTGATACGTTTTAATGTCATTTATTTTTGTCCCGACAAGAGAGTCAATAAATTCCCTTGATATTACGGGTGCGTTTTCCATTTTCACTATAAAATAGTCTACTGTTTAACTGCAACCTTTGGGCGCATCTTCTTCTCTTTAGGAACCTCTGCTACGACGACAGGCTCGACGGTCTTGGTCTCCTTAATGTAATGAGGATTGATAAACTTTTGAATGTTCAAAAACGTAACATCAGTTCCCTCTGGAACTACAAGTAGATCACGGAGGCTCGAATCTAGACTAATCTTCTGCCCGTTCTTCAGGCCCTTTGCCTCTACATATTCATTAATCTTACGAGTAACCTGCGACCGGGACATGAGCTCGTCTGGGCCCAGAGAAAGGAATGCTCGGAGCTTCTCAGAAATCTTTTGAGGCTTGTTGAATCCGTTATTCTTGGAACGCTCCTTAGCCTTCTCACCGGTAGGATCTTCCAAAGTTTGGCGAATCTTGCGCATGTCGCGGCGAAGCGCCTTTATCTCCTTGATTAGATTTGATAGGTCGAGCTGATCCATTATATTCAATATTACGAGTATATCTTTAAGTCACTAAAACAACCATTAATGAAAAACCTACTAATAATGCAATTATAAGTTTCCAAATTGGTAAATCTGCGTGGGCGACTGCAACGGGAGGGCTCGGAGCTTCAGGCTGTGGAAAATTTATATTAAATCCAGGAGGTAAAATGTCTGAATATTGGGTCGGTTCAATTTTAAATCGAACACCTGTCAATGCCTTGTTGCACTTTCCCTTGCAGCACCCAGGGTCGCACGGGTACACGAGTCCATTTTGAATGTTTACGTACCCGCAAACGTGATCAGAAGGGTCCATCGGGTCTGGGAGGCACTCGCAATTTTTAATTACAAACTCTGAGCTGCACGTAGTCATTTAAGATAAAGACTATATTATTTATTGGTATAAATGGAATACGGAACTCCCCAAAAGTTACCAAACGGTCGTTATTTTCTCAAGATTGGCCCTGTGAGGCATCAAGTAAACGGCGTTGTTCTCCAGGAATCTCTCACAAACAAAAATGTCACATTCAAAGTGAAAGACGTGTCCGTTTTTTCAGCTGTTGATTCTGAAATAATCGAAAAAGCAAAAGAATGTAAAACAGAATGGTTCCGGAAGGAGCTCCCAGACGACCTGATTGCATCTGCGTATCAGGAAAGCGTTATTGACGGATCTCTCGATGCATCCCTTCTTACCGTGAAGGGACAGGTGCGAACGATTGTATTTGATACACAGAAGAATCAAATGGAACTTCAGGCGGTTGAAGTAGATGCTTTGTGTGACGTAGTTCTGGAGCTATCAGGCTTGTGGTTTCTGAAAAAATCATTCGGTCCTATCTGGAGAATCGTCCAGGTACGTGTCAGGGCGCCACCAAAACTAAATCCGCCCCAAGCATATCTTTTTAACGATGAACCTGTCGATGAACAGGAGACCGACGAGCCATCTGATTATGTCGACATGGACTAGTCTCAAAAAAATTATCGCCATCATATATAAGATGGAAAAAAAGCGTCTTGCTATAATTTTACTTGCCGCAATATTCTTCATCCTTGTTCTACTTCCAAGGGGAAAGTCAAGTTCGTACTCGACATCGGCGGTTTCAGGAATGAACACGATGTCTAATGTTCCAGTTGCTAACCCAGCACCTGTACCCCCACCCACTGCTCCTCCTACAGACACTATGGGAATTTCATCAGCCGCTCTCATTCCCCGTGAAGTGGTCTCGACCGATGACTTTGGACAGTACGATCCCAGTGTTATTCTCTCAGGCCAGAATTATCTAGATCCTAGAAGTCAAATTGGATACCCAGAAACTCTGGGAGGTGTTCTGCGGAATGCGAATCGCCAATATCGGTCTGAGCCCCTGAATCCTCGCGATCCGGTTAGTATATTTAACCTTAGCACAATACCTCCCGATATAATGCGTCCACAATTTGACATAAATAACGACTATCAGTGAGTTTTTTTAACCAAAAAAACCTCAAAATTAATATAAATGGAGTTTAAATCGGCAACTACGGAGTGGATTGCTCTTAAAGCTCAACTTGCTTCAGCTCGCAAAGATCTAACACTGCTCAACGAGCGTGAGAAAGAACTTCGCAAGTTTGTAACCGAACACATGGCCAGGAACGAAATAGACACGATAAAAATTCACGACAAAATAAAAGTAAACTTTAAGAAAACAAAGAAGAAGGGTTCTCTGACGAAAGATGTCATTAAAAAGGGTCTAAGCTCATTCTTCGGTGGAAACGAGGCCCAGGTAGAGGGCGCATTCCAGGCCATACTAGATGCCGCCCCAGTTAAAGATTCGCAAGGTGTTACAGTTACAGGACTCAAGGTTTGAAAATGGTTTTTAAGAGTGAATCCTTCGGGCTTGATACCCCCAAGCCAAAACTTTGGGATGTATACGAACTTTCGTACGATTCTGATGATTCAGACGACGAACCAGAAGTTCTTCACCCGGAAGACTGGCAAGACTGGTATTCTGAAGAATTGCTGGATGCGTGGGAAAAAATAAGAGATTATGCAAATTCAGAATACATTAATTTAAAAATTACATATCCTTTATTCGTTGAATTTGTAATGTATCCACCTTACACGCATTCGCACACGAGCCCTACACGCGTCGAGCGAGATTTGTGGATTATTGTTTCGAACATCTCAATAGTAGCCGAGAGAGTAGAAGAGCAGGTTTTTTACGAATGGATAAGAAAAAATATAAGCGTTCATTGTAATGTTTGACGTGACAGGGCCTAAAGTCCTTGTTCCATCTATACTTTTCGCGATTATGACCCCCGAGCTATCCGGTGGTTTTCCCAGAAATGAAAACATCAGGGTGCAGGTCGGGTTTCATGCTCTCCTTTTTTTAATTTTTTATATTTTAATATGTAAATTTGTAACAAAGGTTACTATTACGCGGACTGATCTCATAATGACCCCGTTATTGTTCACGGTTTTATCTCCGGGTGTATTTTTTTCGTTTCCTACGAGCGGGGGAGCTTCTGCTGCACTTGTTCACTCTCTTTTTTACGCAATTATTTTTGCGTTTATAAGGGGAATATTTCCAGAATACTATTAGTAATGATAAAAAACCTTGTAATAGGCCCAGGAGCAATGGGGTTTTACATGTACCTAGGAACAATTGCCAAACTGAGAGACACTGGAAAACTGAATGACCTCGAAGAAATTTCCGGAGCTTCAGCCGGTGCTCTTATTGGTCTAATGTACTGCATGTACAAGGGTGACATTAAGAAAATTCTAGAAGTTTCATTAAAAATACCTATAAAAAAACTCATGAAACTCGACATTAAAACATTAGTTACCAAATATGGATTAATCTCCCTGTGTCATGTTAAAAATCAAATTTCGTCAATGTGCACAGAGGAATTGGGAAAGAGTGACATTACTTTTAAAGAATTATTCAATTTTTTTAATGTAAAATTACATATTTCATCGTATTGTGTACAAATAGGAAAGACAAAATATTTTAGCGTTGACTCTACTCCAGAAATGAGTGTAATCGAAGCTGTCTGCGCGTCTGTGGCAATACCTTTTTTATTTTCTAGTATAAAACTGAAGGATGGGATGAATTACATAGACGGGGGTGCAATAGAAACAGCACCCGGGGGGCCCTTTATCGGAAAGTTGGACGTTTTAGTTATAAAAATAAGTTATGACAACTGTATAGTTAACGTAAAGGACATTAAGTCCTACGCGCTCAGTCTATTGTATGCAAACATGCAACTTCGCTACACGTACTCGTTCCCTACTTTTAATATAATTTGCGAGGAAAATATCTTTGATTTTGGAGCATCCGTCGATAATAAAATTAAAATGTACACTTCAGGATACATGCAAGAATTTTCTCATTAAATATAAATGCATTCAGATCTTCGAAAGAGCCACATTCGTCACCTGACTCCTAAACGCATTGTCGTCAAAGGAACGCCCGGTCGTCCAGGATATTCTTACATGCGAAAAGCCATGAAGACGAATGTCAGGGGGGTACCAGCCTACGACGTGGGGACAATCGGAAAATCAAAGGTTCGCATAGGTCCCCTCAAACACGGGATGTTGACCAGGTTCGGGTATCATCCAGTCGAAGCAATGACCAATAGGCACATTGCATTGATGCGCGCGATAAAAAAGGGTGGTGAAGCGCCCCTCGCTGTTTTTCGGCGAC